TATCAACCGCAGTTAATGTTTGGAAAAAATACTCAGGTAGTACAACAACTAACAAAACTGCTTTTGAATTATCCGATACAGGTAAAGCTTCATCATATAGTTTATGTGTTGAAATTTCACAACAATATAAATCACCTGGATTGGAAGTGGCATTTAATACATTTGAAAATGTGTTGACAGTATTTGACGATGGTAAAGGAACACCTTTAATAGATTTTAATAACCCATAATTTGTTTTTTAATAGAACTTTTATTATATTTGTAGAATGAATGTTGGAAATATAATAACTAGTTCTAAAAAAATAGATTTCGAAAATTTTAAAATTTGTCGTAATATAGATAGTATAGATAAAGACTTACCAACATTAATTATCGGATGGGAAAATGTAAAAAAAATGTATGGTGAAAGAGTTTCTATTTTACATAAACGAATGGACACTTTTACATTTTGGACATTTTCAAGTAGAGAAAGAAAATCAGAGTACGAAGTAGACTTAGAGACTTTTGTTAATCATTGTTATAATGAATTTGGTGAACATTTACCATATGTTTATTTAGATTTATTATTAGGGAAAAGAACAATAAACTTCAGAATAATCAGAAAAATTTTATCATTAAATAACCCAACTACTTACATATCAGACACTAATATGGTTTATATATATGGTGAAAATATCATATTTGGGTTAGATTTAAATGTGGTAAAACTATTTGAGGGTAAATATGAAAAAATAGTTAATAAATTAAAGAATTTAGAAAATAATACTTTGGTAGATTTAGAGATATTTAATAAATGTGAGGATCTTATTTTAAAATTAAAAAATAAGAAAAAATATATACCCTACATTTATGAATATGGACACAAACGATAAAATAATTACTTTAGCGTCATTTGTATATTTAGATAAAGTTAAAAGTTTTAAATCTTATTTAGGTAAAAGATTTAAAATAAAAGAGAATAATATATTTCAATATACATTTAACGAAAAAGATAAAAAGATTTTAACTTTTATGATAAGGTTACAACAAGGTGAAAGAGTCGATACTCGTTCATTTTACCCCCCTACAATAATAGTACATAAAAAAGGTGAGTGTTTTTATACCATAAACGCTCTTAACAAATTAATTGAGAGTATGAGTGATACAGATAATGGTAATTTAAATTATCATGATGTAAAAATTGATTGGGATGAACATCAAAATAAAATGATGATTATTAAAAATGATGAATTGAAAATATTAACCATAAATAGAGATTTTTCTTAATTTCTTAATATTTATAAATAAAAGTACTATGGAAACAAGTAAAGACAATAAGAAAAAAGAAACTTTAGGAAAAAAGTTAGACGATTTCCTTTCTAATGACCAAACAGAAGAATGTGTTGGTGAAGAATGTTTGATTAATGATGGAAAAGAGATTGTAGAGAGAGTTGAAAAAGTATATAAAACTAATGACGGAAGACAATTATTAATGTAAGATGAATAAGAAAAAATTAATTTCCGAAGACTTAAAAAGATACCAACAACTGTTGGAGTATACATTCTACGTACCTGAAAAAGAAGAAGGTGAGGTAGATGATTTACTATTAGATGATATGTTGACTGAACAAGATCCTCCCGCAGAAGAGGAAGACCCTTTCTTTGATGTAGGTGGTGAAGATCCTGTTGCGGATACAGAAGATACACCCGAAGGTGAAACTGAAGAAGTGGATACAGAAGAAGAAACTACTGAAGAAACACCAGAAGAAGGTGGTGAAACAGATCCTTTTGGTTCTGATACAGAAGTAGAAGATGAAATTGCAGATTAAGATATGGGAATGGTTGGTGACGATGAAACTGTAGAGGTAGACGTTACTGATATCGTAGATAAAACTGAAGAAACTAAAGCATCTGTAGATGATATGGGTAGTAAAATGGATGACTTACTATCTAAATTGACTGATTTAGAATCACAAGTTACAGATATGGATGGAGTTATTAACAAAATTGATGACTTAGAAAAAGAAATTGAAAGAAGAAATCCCACACCTGTAGAAAGATTAGAAATGAGGTCTATGGATTCATTTCCTTATAGTGTTAAATTAACAGATTATTGGAAAGATAAAGAAGGATACGATACTAGTGAACCAGAAGATGAATATACTCTAACTCAAAGTGATATAGATAATTTTGACGAAAAAGAAATAAGATCATCTTTTGAAGGTGATCCCGAAGAAGAAGAAATGGATTGACATTCCAACAACTAAAAAACACATTAAAATCAAAAAAACCTCACAAAAGTGGGGTTTTTCTTTTTCTACCTATTGACTTTTCGATAAAGTATCATTATAATTGTATATTAATAAATTAAAAAAAAAATACAATGAGTAACAGTTTAGATGCAATTTTGGCTCAGTATGAGAAAAATACTGAACCAGTAAAAAGTGGGAAGAAAATTTCCAACGAAGACAGACTAAAAAAGTACTTTACAGAAAAATTACCGAAAGGTGTAAAGTCACAAACTAAAACTTTCAGAATATTACCATCGAAGGATGGTGGTTCTCCATTTACTGAAGTTTTTTATCACGAAAAAGAAGTTAATGGTAAATATGAAAAAATTTACTGTAACCATTTAAATGATGGAGAACATTGTCCACTATGTGAGGCGAAAGATGCACTATATGAAGATGGTTCTGAAAAAGCTAAACAATTAGCTAAAGAATTTATTGCTAGAAAATTCTACGTAGTAAAGGGAATTGATAGAGATAATGTAGATCATGGTGTTAAATTTTGGAGATTTAAACACTACAGAAATGGAAATGGTGTTATGGACAAACTAATACCCGTTTTTAAATTAAAAGGTGATATTAGTGACCCTAGAGAAGGTAGAGATATCGTTATCACTTCTGGAAGAGATCAAAATAATTATTCTGTTGTTAATACAATTATGGCAGATGACGTATCTATCTTAACTAATGATAAAGATTACGCTAACGAATGGATGGGTAATGAAGAAACATTTAAAGATGTTTACGCTAAAAAATCAAAAGAATATTTAGAGATTGTCGCAACAAACAAAACACCAGTTTGGGATTCAGAACAAAAGAAATATGTTGCGGAAGAAGATAAAGAAGAGAAAGAAACTGCTTCTCTAACAGAAGAAATTAACATGATGAGAACAGAGACTACTACATCTTTCGAAAAAGATTTTACCTCTAAAGATAATGATGTTGAAGTTTCTAAGTTGGATGATGGTGATGAATTACCATTTTAATTAAATTATGCCAAAGAAACCTTTAAAGAAAAAAGCATCTGATTTTTCGTCAATCAGAAAAAAGTTTTCCTCTAGTGATAGGTACAAAGAACAAAAGTACTTTGACCTAGGGGAAGCCTTTCAGAAGGCGACAGGAATTCCAGGTCCTGCTATGGGTCAGATTAATATGCTTTTAGGACACTCAGACACTGGAAAAACTACTGCACTAATTAAAACTGCAGTAGACGCACAGAAAAAAGGTATTTTACCTGTTTTTATTATAACAGAACAAAAGTTTAGTTTTGAACACGCAAAACAAATGGGTTTACAAACTGACTATGTTGAAGAAATTGATGAAGAAACAGGTGAAGTTATCGGTTATTGGGATGGATTTCTATTATATAGGTTAGGTTTTGATTATATTGAACAAGCTTTTGAATATGTAACTGAAGTTCTAAATGCACAGAAAAATGGTGAGATACCACATGATATTGTATTTTGTTGGGACTCTATTGGTACTATTCCTTGTCAAATGAGTTTTGATGGGAAAGGTGGGAACCAACATACTGCAAGAATTATATCAGAAAAATGGGGTATGGGTATGGCACAAAGGATAACATCTTCTCGTAAGGTAACGTCTGATTACACCAACTCTATGGTATTTGTAAACCAACCTTGGGTAGATTTACCTGATAACCCATTTGGGCAACCTAGAATACAACCTAAAGGTGGACAATCTATTTACCTATCATGTGCTTTAGTATTCTTATTCGGAAATCAAAAAAGTGCTGGTATATCGAAGTTAAGTGCTACTAATAAAGGTAGGAAAGTTAATTTCGCTATAAGAACTAAAGTAGGTATACATAAAAACCATATGAATGGTTTAGGTTACGCAGATTGTAAGATTCTTGCAACCACACATGGTTTCATCGAAGACGACAAAAAGGCAATAGACAATTACAAAACAGATAATAAAGAATACTGGTCAGAAGTATTTGAATCTGTTGGAGATGATGTCTTATCCTTTGAAGTTGAGGAAGGTGACGCGATAGAAACACCAGTAGATTACTCAGATAATTAATTGTTTAACTTTTAATATATATGAGTGAGAGTACCAAATAAGAAAAAACGAACACAAAAAACTTTATTAGTAGACGGAGACTCGTTGTTAAAAACCGCCTATCATGGGGCGAAAAATCTTTATCATAAAGAAACCCATATAGGTGGTATTTTTCAATTCCTAACAATGGTTAGAAAAATGTTAAACGAAAATAGGTTTGACAGAGTTTATGTATTTTGGGACGGTACTTTTAGTGGTAGACTTAGGTACGATATTTACAAAGACTATAAGTCTAATAGAGATAAAGATTTCTACAATGAAACCCCACCATCAGAAATTGATTTATACTTACAAAAAGAAAGAGTTATTTCTTATTGTGAAGAATTGTTTATAAGACAATACAGACACGAAATTGTTGAAGCGGATGATTCTATCGCATACTACGTAAAAAATATGTCAGAGGATGAGAATGTGGTTATTATGAGTAATGACAGAGATCTATGTCAATTAATAAATGAAAGGGTTAGTGCGTATGTTATTAACTTAAAAAAGATAGTAACAATAGAAAACTATTTAGTAGATTTCGACCACCACCCATCAAACCTCAAATTAATTAAAACCATTACTGGAGATGTTAGTGATAATATAAAAGGTATATTAGGTGTTAGTGAAAAAACTTTAGTTAAATTTTTTCCCGAAATAATGGAAAAAACTTTGACTTTGGAATATATTTTCAGTAAAATTGAAGATATACAAAAAGAAAGAAAAACTAGATTGAAAACACTCGATAATATATTAAATAAAGTTACTAAAGGTTCTCAAAAAGAAATGATTTATGAGGTTAACGATAAGATTATAGATTTAGAGAACCCATTATTAACAGAAGAAAGTAAGTCAGATTTAGATTACTTATTCAATACCTCTATCGATCCTGAAGGTAGAGAGAATAAAAATGTAATTAATATGATGATTGAAGATGGTTTAATGTGGGCAATACCAGGTGGAAGAGATGGTTATATAAAATTTTTACAACCATTCCTATCAATAATAAAGAAAGAGAAAATATATTACAAAAAAGAAAATGTATAAGTTATGAAGAAGTATAAAACACACCCTTATGAATTTCTGTTTTTAATAAACGGAAACCCTATTGTTGGAAGAAAC